AGATGCCCCTTGCCACGGTTGGCTACGTTCTTCTATCTTCATCCCAAGAAGATCTAATCCTTTAACGTAGGCTCTTGCCCAGTCTTTTCTAGACTCACGATCAGAATTAAATTCTCCTACAAGTTCAGATGCCATTGATTGTAATTCAGCTTCATCAATAAAATCAGCTAAGTTTGCGTCATGGTCTGGCCCCGTAATGCTTTCGGTTATATCGCCCTCGAAGTCTATGATCACTCCACCGTCACCAGTATCTATCGATACCGCATCAGGATTTACAATCTCTACTTCAATATTCTCAGCATCCGTTTCTTCGATTTCTAGATCTGAAGGCTCCATCTGCTTTTCAATAGCCATGACCCGAAGTACTCCTTATTTATTAAAAAAATAAACTGTTCTGTTGGAAATGATAAATGTTAACTTTTCTTTTTGACGTTTCTTTCCAAGTATTTTTATGAGAGATTCCTTGTCTATCTCCCAATTGTTTCCATCCAACGCCTTTCCAAAATTGATTACTAGGCAAATCATCAGCGCAACCACAAGCAAAATCTTGTATGCCTCTGCTTTGACCATGTTTCATTCCTGCATCTAGCAATGCTTTTCCTCTTTCAATTCTTCTTGCGTCTTCTTGAATAGCAATTTGATTTACTTTTGACCATCTACCAAAAGACATCAAAAGAAAACCAACTTTATCTCCGTTTTCTTCACACAACCAAAGTTTATCATTACAAGTATTTGACCATCTTTTCCCAGTTTTTTCGCCAGTAATCGCTGCCTCATACGCAGTATTCGGGATAAATCCTAAAGCATTACTTTCTATTTTTGATAAAGAATGAATATATTTTAAATCATTTATTTCAGCTAACCTAACTTTCATCATTACCCCCTAGTAATACTCGACTGGTCTTTGGTATCTTGGCTCATCATCCCAGTCATCCATTTCGGCTCTCACCCAACCGCCTTGCCTAAACCTTAGCAGAGCTTGTGTGGTGGAGTCCACTAAATCATCATGATCCCCAGAGGGAAATGATGCACACTCTTCAATCACTTCTTCTGCCCATCTGGTGGGAGGATACCATATTGAGCCGCTTGCGAACAGGTCTGTTATTGCATTTACTCTCGCAATCTTATCCTGTCCACGCGAAGGTGTAAACTCTGTAACTGGAATACCCATAGATCTAAGCTCAAATATCAAGGGCGCACCAGACGCTTTCTTCTCCACAATCATCTGATCAGGCTCAAACTCCATGTACTTGTCGTATGCTGCACGTTTCAAATCAGGGAACTCTAGCTTTTCTTTAAATGCATCAAGCAAAATTATATTAGGTTGCCCTTCATAGTAGAACACACCCCACGTTGTGCAGGCGCTGTAGTCTGATCTTTGTGTTTTGAGAAACGCAGTATCCCAAGATTGTATGATAGCTTCACACTGAGGTGGTCTATCGTTGTCCCATTCCTGCCACCATTCCCTTTTGATGAGCGCACCTTCTTCAGCGGTAGGGTCTTGTTGATACTGGGCTGACCATTTCGATACAGGAAGTTCTGCTTTCAGTGCGTCCAGTTCTTCTTGAGACCAAAACTCAGGCCATAACGGTTTACCTGACGGCATGATCGCAGGGAACTCTATCACTTCCCAGTCATCCATACCCTTTCGATCTGATGTTGATTGCAGAATCTGACCAGTCAAATCACGTTTAGACCATCTGGTCATCACAACGATGATAGCTCCTCCTGGTTGCAGACGCTGCCGTGGGCCTGATGTATACCATTCGTAGACTCTGTCGTAGACATCAGCGTTAAACTGCCCTTGTTGAGCGTCCTGTTCGCTGTGAGGGTCATCTATGATCAAAAGATCCGCACCTTTACCAGTAACCGCACCACCAACACCAATCGCAAAGTAATCACCACGCTTGTTTGTGTTCCATCTACCCGCAGCTTTCGAGTCTGATGACAGGGTGATACCGCTAAAAACTTTCTGGAAGTCATCTGATTGTATCAGGTTTCTAACTTTACGACCAAATCCTACAGCCAGTTCTGCTGTGTGTGCCGTCTGGATAACTTTCTTTTCGGGGTATTTGCCAAGAAACCATGCAGGCAAAAGAAAAGAAGCAAACTCTGACTTGGTATGTCGGGGTGGCATATTGATAATCAAACGCTTTAGATCACCTCTAGCGACTCTCTCAAAGGCATCAGCCATCTTTTTGTGGTGAGTGCCTGATATAAAGCTAGGCCACATCAACCTAACAAAGCTAATGAAATCATCCTTAGAAGCAGATTTGTTCTCCACTTCCTCTAGTTCTGCCAGAAGATCCAGTAATTCTACCTGCTGATCTACAGGTAACTGGGATATCTTGTCTTTCATTGCAGCAAGTTTCTGCATCATCTCTCCGTTTGTAAGGTAGGCAGACAAAAGGGTGGGGTTGCCTACCTACCAAGAGACAGATAAGGGAGAATCTCTATCTCAAAATATAGTATATACTAATATATATATTTTAAGTATATATATATATTAATATTATATATATATTATATTATATATATATTATATATATTACAGGAGGCACAATGACAGATTCTAGTGAAGAAAAAGCTATTAAGCTAAAACGGAACGTTTTACTTGCAGAATCCGATTCAAAGCAGGAAAACGATAGTTCATTAACAGATGATGAAAGAAATGAATGGTCTATGTACAGTGATGCTCTGCGTAATCTTTTGGTACATGAGAACTGGCCTAATCTAAAAGATGCCGATTGGCCTAAACAACCTAAGTCTAAGGGTAAACCTAAACGTGCGAGAAATGCCAAGGGTCAACTTGTTGGGGATAACCCTGACACGCCTGATATAAACGAAGCATGGGAAGGCGGCAAAGCACCATAATGGAAGTATCAATACCCATGATATGGAATATTATTGTCACGCTCATTGTAGCGCCTATGGCGTGGTGGATTAGTCACATGAGTAGTGAGGTAAAACGACTCAACATCTTGCTAAACATGACGCGAGAGAACTATATTAAACGAGAAGACCATCAATCAGAGCTGTCTAGGGTGGTAGACCATCTGGTTAGATTAGAGGGAAAGATAGATAAACTAGCAGAAAAGGTCTGAAGACGGGAGATATTCGGTTAGGGTGTAACCATCGATCCAGTAAGTTGTGTAGCTTTAGCGACAGGGGCGTACAAAACAATACGTGCGGCTATTTCTACAGGTAAAGACCTTCAAGATATGACAGGAACTTTGTCTCAATGGGGCAAAGCCTTTAGTGATTTCTCTAATCTTGAGGAACGTGAGAAGAATCCTCCGTTCTGGAAGAAGACATTCAAGGGATCTGACGAAGAAACTGCCCTTGAGATCTTTGCAAACAAAAAGAAAATGGAACAAATGAGGGCTGAGATAAAAGATCATATATCTTGGACGTATGGCCCTAGTGCATGGAAAGAAGTCTTGGCAATTGAGGCAGATATGCGCCGAAGAAGAAAGCAAGAGGCATATCGAAAGCAAGAACAGATAGATGCTATGATAAATTTTGCTATCGGTGCTGCAATATTCCTAGTAAGTGGGGGTATATTGTTTGTTGGCTTCTACCTTTTAGGTCAATGGCAGGGTAGGTGGTAGATGTGGGTACTATTATGGCTACAATTAGTGAGCGGAACCTTTGATCACTACCATGTTGGCAGCTATTCTACCGAAGAAGCCTGCAAAGAAGCTAAGGCAGAGGCTAAAGTTCTAGTAACCACTACTAATTCCAAAGTTGTATGCATCAAAATTGAGCGGTGAAATTAGTTCAATTGAACAAATACAAGTGGGCAGCACTAGATGAAGACGGCACTATCCTAATAATCAGTAGTAACCCCAATATAGTCAGAGCAAATGCACCAATAATAAAAAAAGCTCGCTATAAAAAGAAATATAACAGGCGAGCAAAGTCTAAGTGATATAACATATTTCATTTTTTGAATGTATATTATGGAGGGGGTGTAGGATTCCTAGCGGTTTGTAATCGTTTGTGTGGAACATCATGTATATATAAATACGCGGGCGCGACTCACGCAGGGGGGGCGGGGGAGAGTGGGGTAATCTAACACATTATAAATTTATACACCCACGCTACGACCCACCAGAACCAGAAAAGTTCAATTGCACTATCCAAGCAGCCTGTTCAGTCTAGCCTCTAGCTCTGCCTTGATACTCTCAGCGTCTCGCTCTGTCTTATCCTCAGTCTCAACCTTGTCAGTAAACAGGGCTACAGATTTCCCCAGTAGCTCTAAGGCTCTGACCCTTGCACCATCTGAGTTGTCCTGATTGGTTGCCTCATCTGTTAGCTGTTTCAAAACAAAGTCACTTCGAGAGAGGGCTAACATGCGCTGCTGCTTAACCCTATCGGCATTTAACACCTCTAACCTCTGGGAGACCTTTGGGTTCTGAACCAATAGGCAAGCCTCTGTATGAATACATGCTGCACTCATGTTTGAGGCATCATATGCTAACCTGTATGCATCACTAAAGTTGTTACCCTCAAACACTGCTAAAGCGAATGCTTCCTGTTTATCTGTTAACCCTGTATTCTTACTGGTGGCACTCTTTCTCCTAGTACCTGTATGCTTCTTATTGCTACCTACGACTCTTAGCTTAGGTTTCTTATTACTCATTAGTGCCATCCTCTAGACGCTGCGCTTGCTTTCGGGATTTTGGGGAAACGCTACATCTCCCACAATGTTGCATAACTAGCTATGACCTGAGCGCATGACACCAGTTACAACTAGTGATTCGTTTTACACTGCAATCTGGGGCAAACGATACCCAGAAAAAGTGCAATAGAACTTTTTTTATCCTAACATCTAAATTTTTTTTTGTCACGATATCCCTTTATTTATTGAACTAATCCTAACAATAAGGGAATAAAAGAGAATAAAAGGGAAGATAAGGGTTTACATAGGTATCCAGATATGCCAGAAGAATGACAGACGCAGGGAAGCAACGAGGCTTTGATCCTCACAATCCCACGAACATAGGCTCACAAGCCCAGACAATAGTCCCAAGGTGGCAGACAAAATTGCTTGATCACCCGACACGCTCAATCCGAGGAATAACCCTGCAAAAACCCACAACGGACATTGTGGGGAAAAGCGCGTAAAGATGTCTGCTTAATGTAAACGCTGCGAGTGCCGCCACTGAGAATTTGGGTCAGTGAGGTGGTTGAATGTAGAGAACAACAGCTTGCAGTAGTAGTGACGCAGGGATCAGCGCAAAGTGAAATTATCGAGAGCGGCAGCTACTAGTTGCCGTTGTCATAAGGTCACTTATTAACAGGGAATAAGCCAATGTCGAAATTAGTAATCAAAGACGCTGACGCAGCGGTTACAGCAATGGATATCTTCGCTAACCTTTGCCTCTCATGCGCTGAAGGAAATTATGCTCAAATGATCATCGATGCATTTGGGTTCATCACCGCAATCAAAAACGCAATGTCATAGGAGGTCACATGACACATTTCAAAAACGCAATCGCAGCTTACAAAAATGCTCAGAAAAGCACGAGCATATATGAGCGCAGAAGCTTTTATCAGATGGCTCAAAACTTTACCAAATGGCATATCGCTGAGGTAGGCGGTGATTACCTTGATGTCTACATTGCAGTGGTAGCTGAGGCTACTGGCTACTATGAAAAAGCAGCCGCGTGATTTTAAAAGTGCAGCTTTCGAGCTGCATCATTAACATCATGAGGAGAAAACAATGGTTAAAATTAAAGTTGATTACGCCCAAGTGACTATGGATTTTGATGATCGTTGGGTGGTCATGGTTAGCGATGAGCAAGGCCGTGAGTATTCGAGGTCAGACGTTAACTTCATTGAGCATGATAATGCTGTAGCGTTTAGGGATCGGATAAAAGAACGTGGCTATCTCAACGCAGAGCTTTGGGATTGTCGTATCCCTTACGGCACTGAGGCTTGGCTCTCAGATGGCATGGAGCAACGCACAATTGAGGATGAGCGTCACGGTTTCATATAAGTGAAAATAAGTTTGCAGCCTCTAGGGGCTGCGATGTTATTTCCACCAACCTATGAGGAGAAAAACATGGGTATCTCAGTACAAAATCTCGCACCTGCAATCACAACAAAAGGAACTCTTTTTAGCTTCCACGTCACTGACGATAATGGCGGCAAGTGGTTCTTATCAATCACGCAGCAACTTAATGATTATGCCTTTAGCAGTGACAAAAAAAAGTTCAGAAAACTGGCAGATTGGCACTTTTATCTTCAGTCACCGACTGGTCATGAGTGGGATCTAGAAACTGACGTGTTCCCTCGCAGAGATGGATCATGTGGGTTCGACTTGGATAGTGCTTGGGATGTTCTGATGTTGATGGGCATCATCAAGCATGACGGTGTTTCAAGAAAAACAGCAGCGTGAGGTTACAATGTTAAACAAGCTAATCATCTGGGCAGATACTCTGCCCTTCTTTCACAAGGCTGCGCTAGTCGCGGTCATCAACGCGGTGATACTAGCCGCCATTTACTTTATGAGGTGATACTATGACTGATGAAGACATCATCCACTACTTCGACACCCACTGGGATGTCACGCTTACAGAGCTTGCCAGAATGTCAGGACGCTCTGTCAAAGAACTCAAAAAAATTCTTATGTCATGAAACCATGAGTGCAGCCCTTCGGGGCTGTAGTCGCGGCATCATGCCGATAACGAAACTTGTCAGCCAGAAAAGGATGAACAGATGACAAATTCAAAAACTTTTACCGTGACCGAAACTGCAATCAACAACGTCTACACTGCGGAGCAAGAGATTGTGAAGCTCAAGGGCGTCAACAAAGAAAACAATGCTGCGGCTAACGGTCATAAAATGGCAGCGTATGGCGAGGTCATTGCTTCTATTTCTCAAGAGAAATTGGTGAAGGGAAACCTAAAACGCTCTAGCTCTAAAGCTCTCAAGAGCGCACTAGTCGAACAGGCAGGTGTCAAAGAGCCTAGCGCAAAGCGTTACCTAGAAAACAGTGTGGGTGCGATTGTACTGCTCAAAGAACATTTTGGTGAGATACCAACTCAGTACACACCTGATGCCATCGTCAAGGATCTAGCAACGCTAGAGATCGACAGCGAGAACAAGCTTGCCAAAGCGGTCAAAGGTGAGAGCGACAAGTCAAAAGCGCAGCGCCTCGCAGAGCAAGTTGTCGGCAAGTTCTCAACCAAGAAAGACGAGAACGGTAACAGAGTTCAAGGCGATGTCTTCAAGGACGGTCTGGACGATGAGGAGCTTGACGAGTTCGAGAACGCCATGCGTGAGTTGATGGCTGCTCGTAAGGCATACCGCAACTCAGAGGCTGCTAAAGCTGCCGAGGCTGAGGTTGCTGACGAGAACGTGACCGTAGATGCTACGGTTGCTGAGTTCGCAGCGTAATGTTGCCCTTTAATCTCAGCCCCTTCGGGGGCTGAATTTTTAAGTGCAATAGAACTTTTTAGAAAGAGAGGTAAACATGACAAATTATCCAAATCCTTGGGAGCTTAACAGCTACAAAAAATTACAGAAGCGTAAAAAAATAGAAGCTCGAATATACGAGCTTATAGATTGGAACGTGCCTGATGACGCACCCTACTGTGATCATCAGCATAAATGGGGATCGATAGAAGCTCTATACCTTGAGTTAAAACATCGTGATAAGAGAGGTGAAATATAATGGCTGAATATACTTTAATGGAAGTGAAAAAAGCTACCAATAATTTTGATGAAAAAGATTTTTGGTATTGGTTTCTTTCGCCTAACAAAATTGACTTGGACACTAAGGTTCATGTCTTAGAGCACACCACCATATTTGGAGATCTAATTGATTACATGCGAGAGCTTAAAGTAATTGAAGGAGAGGAGGACTGATGGAACTGGAAGACACATACAGCATGAACATAGTCGAGGCATACAAAGAGTTCAGTATGCAAGAGCTAAACGACATGCTTGTCAAAGCTAATGAAGACTTTGACGAGGCTGTAAAAGAAGCAAAAGAGAGCGGTCTACGCTCCAAGCAAGACAGAGTAGAGACATGCTCTGTAAAAATGGAATGTCTGAATTTTGTAATCGCAATCAGAAAAGCAGATGAACTGCTTTCAACCTTAGAGAGGAAATCCTAATGAAATTATCACAAGCTTCAAACATCGTGTACAAGGCTATCAACTTTGCACTCGATCAAAAAGACGCAAGAAATGCTGAGTATGTTGTGCCTTACCTTGTCGGTGGGGCAGGTCTTGGTAAGACAACAGCGGTTCATGATCTTGCTAAAAAGATTAGTGCTGACCGTGATGTCGAGTGCCACGTTCAAGAGCTGCGTTTGACTGAAAGAAGTCCAGAAGAAATTGCGGGTTGGCTCATACCCAACGATGACAAAAGCAGAATGGTTCATATTGCACCAGATTGGATGCGTAAGATGACACCTAACTCATACGGCATTCTATTCTTGGACGAGCTTCCACAAGCCGTGACCATGTGTCAGAACGTATCCGCTCAGATCTGTAATGAAAGAGCGGTTGGCTCTTGGAAGATACCAGATGGTTGGGCTATCGTTGCGGCAGGCAATCGCATGTCAGATCGCGCAGGCACAAACAACATGCCATCTCAACTCAAAGATCGTTTGATGTTTTTAAACATTGAGGCTGACCTAGAGGACACTTTGGCTTACGCTAATCTAACAGGGTGGTCAGAGCAAGTAAAAGCTTTCCTAAGATTTCGCCCTAACAGACTGCATGAGTTCAAGGCTGATCAAGATAGCTGCCCATCTCCTAGAACATGGGAAAGAGTAAACTCTATCCTCAAGTGGGAGCTTGATCCTGTTGACCAGATAGAAGCCATTGCAGGCAGCGTTGGTCAGGCAGCAACGGCTGAGTTCGTTGGCTTCCTCAAGGTGTACGATGTCATCCCTGATGTCGATCAGCTTATTGCCAATCCTTCAAGCGCAGTTATTCCTGACGCGCCTGATGTTCAGTACGCTGTATGCGCTGCAATATCAGCTAAGATGAATGGCAAAAACGCCAAGAACATTGTGACATACCTCAAGCGTCTACCTGAGCAGGAACTAGCTGCTTTTGTGATCAAGGACGCGATGAGCCGCAGCGAGGATCTCAAGAAGGAACTCAAGAGAGACGATGCGGTAAGAGAATGGATCATGTCTATCGGCAAGCACCTCATTCTTTAATCAAGGAAAGCAGTCATACACTTCAATATGACTGCTTACCATTTCAGCTTTTAGTTCTATTGAACTTTTTTTCGGAGAAAATTATGGACGCACAAATGAAAGTGTCTCGCGGTAGCACGCGATTAGTTATTAAGTTTCCATTTTATGGATCAGTATGCTTAGGCGTAAGGGTAAAGCCAGATGCCAGTGTTTCGACTATGGCTACCGATGGCAAGTCTATTCTGTGGTCACCAGATTGGGTTGACACGATAGATCAAGAAGAGACCGTGGGTGTTATGGCTCATGAGGTCTTGCACATTATTCTCAAGCATCCTTTGAGGCGAGGCAGTCGTGACCCTTTGCTTTGGAATATTGCCACTGATTTTGCAATCAATCAAATCCTAGTTGATGCAGGTTTCAAACTGCCAGAGGGAGCATTGATTGACCCTCAGTACAAAGGCTTAACGGCTGAGGCTATCTATGACCGACTACCAGAAGATGCCAAAGAAAAGTATGGCAACGCTGTTATTGGTGAGGTCAAAGATGCCAAGAAGGATGATGGCAGTGACATGTCACAAGCTGAGGTCAAGCAGATGGAAGCAGACATCGATGCCAAGATCATGATGGCTGCAACTGGAGCTAAGGCGGTTGGTAAGATGCCTGCCTTTGCTAAGGATCTCATTGAAGAGATGGAGCGCAGTCAAGTTGATTGGCGTAATGTGATGCGTAGATTTGTTGGCGGTGATCAGCCAGATGACTACAGCTTTCGCAGACTTCACAAAAAGATGTATCACATGAACGGAATGATATCACCCACCATTGAGAAGATCGGTGCAGGTGATGTCGTGATCGGTATCGATACAAGCTTGTCTGTGTGCAAGAGAGAACTGAGATTTTTCCTTGGTGAGATCAACGCTATCAGCGAGGATCTAAAGCCACGTTCAATCACAGTCATCACTTGTGATGCTCGTGTTCAGACAGTCAAACGCTATGAGCAAGGTGAAGAGATCCAGATGATTGAGATCGGTGGGCGTGGCGGCACGGAAGTAAAGCCAGTGTTCGACTACATTGAGGAGCACCAGTTGCCAGTAGACAACATGGTTTACCTCAGTGATATGGAGATCTTTGACTACCCACAGAACCCACCTCATTACCCTACACTGTGGGTATCATCTAGCATGAGGTCTGACCCTGCCCCTTGGGGAGAGACTACCTACCTTAAAACGTAGGTGGCCTCATGTTTTACAGTGCGGCAGCAATAACAGTCTGCATCCTCTGGACAGTGGGTGCAGCATTAGGATGGTGGAACATTTGAAGAAAGGAAATCAAATGAAAATTGTTATGGTTCGAGTAAATAAAACTATTGAATGGGATGTCTCTGTGCCTGTTCAAGATGAGCATGATCCCTCAGAGATACGAGAGTATGTGGACTCAATCAATTGGGATAAAGAGATCCAAGTATCGCCACAAAACTTCAAGCACCTAGCCGAATATACTGAGTGGCTAGACTGGGATTTCAAAGACGATGAAAATTAAAGAAGCTTGGCCTTGCGATTTGCGAGGCTTTTTATTTGCCATGTTTAATTATGACGTGGTCTGGCAACCAAAGGCGGCTGATGAAGAGCCGCCATTTTAATTCGTGGGGCAGCGGAGGACTGCCCCTCAATCAATCTAATCTTAAAAGAAAGCGAGTGCAATATGGATGATGACCTTTTTAATATTGTGATGGCTGCACTAGCAAAGCCACGCAAAGGTATCTGGAACTATCAAACCCACAAAACTTCTGAGCTATCGCGCAGAGACGTACAGCGTCACATGGTTGGAAGTCAAAAGTTTGTAATCTCTGACAGTCTGCTTGAGCATTGTGTCTTAGCTAGTCTGTCTAAACCAAAGTCTCTTTTGGAAATGTGCGAACTAGCTATCCCTGCATTCAACAACATGTGGATTGAATGGGATGAGCAGAAGCGCATGAGTTTATTCCGACACCACACTACAAAGATGGGGCTTATCCCCGATGACTTTGAATGGACTGAAGATTTGTGGAGCAGACGTGTGGGCTATCATATCTGGGGAGACACTGGCGTAACTCACTCTCATTATTCTCAGTTTCATATGGATGAAAGCGGTCAAATAGCTGTTCCCCCTATGGCAATTGCACTGGATAACGAGAAGCCAATAGATAGCAAAAGTAATGTCAAAGAAATCAGTGGGAAAGACGGGTATGAAAACAGACATTTGCGTGAACAACAAAAAGAACTAGGAGATGATTTGGTTGGTACTTTTTATGCCAACGAACACAAAGGATCTCTACACTTGGAAAGGCTCTACCTTCAAATGCTTCCTAGTTTGCACAACGCAGGCAACATGGTTTTGCCTAAAAAAATATTAGACGAGGATAAAATAGAACACGCACGAACAACGTGTAGAGCTTGTGCAGGTGACATGCGTTTCTTGATTGCTGCAATGGCTATGCTAAACTATCCGCACACTGTAAAGGAACGCAAGACAGAGAAAGGTTTGCCAAGAATTGCGTTTGGTAGATCAGTGCCTCGAAACGAGCTGAGGATTGTCGAGCTTGATTTGCCTAAGCCTAATGGTGTTACTCGCTACGAGCGTATGTTCAAGGGTGGTGGCGGCAAGAAGCGCAGGCATGTTCGCAGGGGTCACTGGCATACGTTTATCTACAAGAACGGTGACCGCAAAAGAAAATGGGTAGAAGAGAAATGGGTGGGAGACGCAAGTCTTGGAACAATCACTCATGATTATCATTTAAAATCTAAAGGGAGTAAATAATGTTTAAATTATTCTATACGTTACTTGTCATCGAATACGTTGTTGAGAACCAAGACGTATCAACAACTGTCATCTTTCCCAGTGAGCACGAATGCTACGAGGCTATGGGCAATGGGGTGATGGATGATCTTTATGATGTCCTTGCTGACACATACGGCAAAGAGATCATGATGTATTGCAGACGTACACCGTTTGCCTCTGGCTATCGTGAAATCATCAAGCCAAAGGTGAGACCAGATGGGTGATGAACAGTTAAGCCCTGCGCTCAAGTACGAGTATCGTTTCTTAAAGCAACAAGTTGATAGGTTGCAAGACGAGCTTGGGCGTAGGGATAGGCCACGTAATACAGAACAAGACTTGTTTCGTGCGCGAGAAGAGTTAAAGTTGTTCGTCTCTAAACTAAGAAAGAACGGTATAAAAATATGAGGCGTTGGACAACTGCTGAAAAAGAACTGCTAGGCTACAAGCGTAGGCTTGCTAACAATAACATCAAGGTATCTTTATCAAGACCGCCTTGGGAAAAAAGTTCAATAGAACTAAAAACGGAGGATGACACTGATGTCACACAAGGAAAATCTAGAAGTAATCGAATACGCAAAGAAAGAACTAAGTAGGTTCTTCAAAGACTATGGCTTCTCACCAGATGAGATCAAACAGTTCTGCTCTGATGGTACTAACTACAGATGGAAAAGTTTTGACTACGATGGAGCGCCTGATGTTTTCAGAATGTTGAGCAAAGGTAACGGTGGAGATGCCATCAGACCTGTTGTTGAATGTGGCAGATCTTTTCTAAAGATAATACAAAAGCACAGATATCATTCTCGGCATATAGAAAGTCTTGGTGCTATCAGAGAGCACAGCCAAAGGAACTCTATATGGGCGCAGTCTGAGATAGACAACGCCTTCCCATCCAAAGAGTGGCATGTGAAATGTGACAAGGGTAGCAAGCCTTACGTTGAGAAGAGGGCGGTCAGCTACAAAGACATCTTTGATGTTGAGATACCTATCAGTTGGGGCAAAGCAGTCTACTCAGAGAGTATCGCTACTGTCAAAGCAGGTGATGGTGAGAGGTTTGTCTTGAGAGCCAAGAAGAAAAACCTTACCAGACTATCCAAGCAGGGGATCGTTGCATATGCTTGTGACACCCTCAAGGTATACCGTGGCGAGGCCACTATCGAAAATGCTTGGGTGCTCAAGTACGAAGCTCCAGATGATACTATCCTTGCCACTCACACAGAGTTCTCTCGTGCGGAAAGCTTGCTTAACAGAAGGATCAAGGATACTGTTGTGAAGGAACTTGTTGACTTCTAAAAGAGGGGCGGCGAGAGCCGCCCTAGTTGGAGCAAAAATGAAAAACAATTATAGGGTAACACAAAAAATAAAATGCACAAAGAACTAAATCACGAAGCTCTTATCGATCTCGTTAGTCAGTTACCACCCAAGGCAACTGGCGAACAAGTTATAAATCTAATTGTAAATCTCGTAGAAGTTTATGGTATGGGAGATAACTGGTTTAATATTGCAGTCAGCATTGGTCATATTCTTGAGCAGCTAAATGATGAGCACATAGGGAATGTGACCATACACTGACGATAGTATAACAACCTCTCAGGTTTGCCTCAATTTACTATCGTTAAACTAGCGCAGGTTGAGAACGCTGCTCTTCTCCCTGCGTGTTTTTTTTAAAAAAAAGGAACGCCCGAAGGCGTTCCAGTATCAGAGTGGAGGAATCCAGATATATGTCTGAACCAATGTCCTGACGCAATATCTAGCACCACTACAGCGTATCGTCAAACACTTTCAATCATCTTGTCACACAAGTTGCTGACAAGCCTCAGTGCCTCATGATGCGTAAGCTCAAGGACTGCCACCTCTTCACCGTCTACAAAGACGTGAATGACTGGTGCTTCTTTCCCCTCACGGACAAGCAAAAACTTTTTAGAATGGGAGTGGGTCATCGTCATCATCTGGATCATTGTAATCGTTTGGCACGTCAAGGAACTCATCAGGTACATACTTCCTGTATGTTGATGTCGGAACATCGAACTCAAGCTCAGTCTCTCCCTGCTTACCAACCCATGAGAAACGACACTTCCATATGTGTATCTCTGACATCGGAGACCCAGATGGATTTGGTCTGTGTACAGTCAATCCAACATCAGCCTTAGCAAACCATGCCGCACTACCAGATATGTCATATCCTTTTGGCGCAGGCACTTTACCATCTGTTCCTCGCATCATCTTTGTCGGATGAGCTACGAACCACAAGTGTATCCCATGCGCTTGAGCAAACACTCTAAGCTTTGTCAGTACGTCTGAGATCCACTCAGTCTCGCTGACATCCCTTGCCTTTTGAATGTAATTATATGGGTCTATGATAGCTCCCCTGACACCATGTCGAAGCACTGCTATCTTTAATCTTTCGATGATGCTGTCTACAGATGACAGAGAACCATCTGCTTGGTACAAAAAAGAAAAGTTCGATTGAACAAATTCTTTTCCGTCCTGTAATTCTTGATGTGTAAGTCTTTGCATTGAGCCTTGAAAGAAAGGCTTGCGAATATACTTGCTTATCAACTTTGCTATATGCAGTCGTGGTTCATTCTCGAAAGAACATATTGCAAACTTCCAACCTTTTTCTTGTGCCATGTTAACCATAATCTGGTCTATGAACTCTGACTTACCAGAGGATGGATGACCAGTAACAACCGTAAGCTGTCCTGCTACTACCGTGTACAATTCGTCTACGTTGTCGTAGCCAGTGCTCTCGCCTCTGCCCATACCGTTCTCGTAGATCTCATCAAGTTGTTCGTAGAAGTGAGAAGCGTCATACAACCCCGCGACAGGCCACGGTTTACAGTCAACTACAATTTTATCTACGGCATCCTTGCCAAGCTTGACCAGTACGTCATTGGCATCTTTGCACCCCTCTGGGAACTCAATCTTGAAGCATCGATCTTTACCAATACGTCTGGCTATCTCTTCTGCCATTGCCTGACCTGCACTGTCTGCATCGGTAGCGATGATGATACGAGCAGCCGCTTCTATTTTTTTCTTTGCAGCCCATAAGAACTTGAATTTATTATCTTCTTTCGGATCGATCTGTCCATCGACAACCTTCATGACCGCACCGTTTGGCACGGACACAACGCTATCATAACCTGTTTCGATGAACGCAAGAGCATCCATCTCACCCTCACAAATTATAAGATCATCATTACGCTCCACGCCCTGCACGTTGAAGAATGTCTGAGGTGCACCGCTACATGCGAAGCCTTTGTCCTCTATCGATCTTATCTTGTATGCATATTCCTGACCCTCATTGGTGTACGGAAACATGATGCATTCAGTTTCTTTTCCTAGTGCCTGTATCCAATGACGAGCTGAAACTAATCCTACTTTGGTAGCTGTTTCTTTACTGATGCCTCTTCCTTGAAGCCATGCCTGGCAGTCTTCTGTTAATTCTTTTCTTTGAACTTTTTTTGCAATGGACATTGTTGTTTCTCTCTTGATCTCTGGTAACTCCTCTCGCATAGGAACAATACCTTGCTGACCACAGTGCCAACACTGATACAAAGTTTTGTCTTGTTCTATACGGAGAGAAAGTGTTTTATCGTTTTTCTTTTTGCGGCTGTGACTACAGCTTGGGCATTTGATTTTATGCTGACCTTCACCCAATCTATAAGCCTCGCCACGAACTTCTTGTTCGATGTGCACGACTTGTTCTCCTACTCTGATCCAACGAACATAGAGGAAGGAATGCCGATGCGTCAAGCAAGAATTTTTCGAGAGTATTTATATATATATTATATATATTATATATATATATTAATATTATATATATATTATATTAACTAGATTTCTTTATTAGAACAGTATCATAAGATAAGTAGAAAGGGATCTTATCTACGTCACAAGATCGAACCCTGATGATTGTCCTTGGGTTTTCTTTATCTAATCCCCAGTAAATAAATTTTTGTTTTACTTGCCGATCATTTTTGTAGATACGGCACTGCATACAATCAAGGATGAGGCTCTCGTCTAGGTCAGGTCTACGGCTTGCGTAATAGATCATCATCTCAACCACAACGTCATCAGTTGTCGGCACTTCCATGACTGGACATTGCTGCTCGAACATCTGAACGTAGTCTCTGGCCTTCTTTGATTTGATAAACGCAGGTCTGCCTTTGATGATGACCATCTTTCGAGAGTTAGCTTTCGATGCAGGCTCACCATATATTGTGAAGGTCTTGTCAAAGTTATCCATATGTACCCTTAAAATATCTTATTTGACATTATGTTCCTTATATGATTTAAACCATAACAGAGTGGAGAATACAATGAAAATTACAAACGAGCATCAGTTGCCTGATGCATTTCTTAATTTTGCGAGAGACGATAAGTACTCGAAGGGAGACTCCGACATCAGTGTTACCACGCTGATTGACTCCCCTCGTGTTCGTTTGTTGCGCGAGAAGAACAAGAACCAGATGACAAAAGATGTTGTCGAAATGATCTGGCCTTTGCTCGGCACGGCAGTGCATCATATTCTTGAAAGCGCAGAAGATCCTGAGAACGTGGTAAAAGAAGAAAGACTTTACGCCAAGGTACTGGACTGGGTTTTGTCAGGCGCATTAGATCATCAAGAAGTTTTACCAGATGGCACTGTGCAGATTACTGACTACAAGGTTACGTCTGCATGGTCTGTTATCTTGGGCAAGAAAGAATGGGAGCGGCAGCAGAACTGCTACGCTTGGCTCATAGAAAACTCAGAGGATGGCAAGAATAGATTTAGGAAAGTCAGCAACATTCGTATCTGTGCAGTGCTTAGAGACTGGCAGAGACGCAAGGCTGAGTTCGATAAAGACTACCCTCAATCACCCATAGTTGTAATTGATCTGCCCCTTTGGAGTGAGGCAGAGCGAGAAGAATATGTTTACGGCAAGATGCATGAGCACCAAGAAGCTCAAGCCAACTATGATCTGTTCGACAAGGAGCAACTGTGCACACCAGAAGAACAGTGGGCAAAGCCTGATACATGGGCTGTGAAAAAGAAGAACGTGAAGAGAGCACTGCGTGTCTATGAGACAGAGCAAGAAGCTATCGATCATGTAAACTTATCGAATGAAAAATATACCACTGCAACAATCATAGAGCATCGGAAGGGTGAGCTAACCAGATGCCAAGGTAACTACTGCGGAGTGTCAGAGTTCTGCGAACAATTTAATTCATGGAGGAAAGAATGAGTAAAGAAAAAAGTTCAAGTGAACTTTCTGTTTGGGAAGATCTAAGTAAAAAAGATCTTTCAGAAAGAATAGAAACTAAAGATTACAAAACTAAAAGCGGTAAGCCCTATAGCTTAAAATATATATCTTGGGCTTGGGCTTGGGGCGAAGTAAAAAATTCTTACCCCGATGCATCTTACGAGGTTCATGATAACATCACCTATCCAGACAGCACAGTTGAGGTTAGGGTTAGCGTTACGATCAAAGGGCAAACGCATATGATGTGGCTTCCAGTTATGGATTATAAAAATGATGCTAAAAAAAATCCCACATCAAAAGACATCAGTGATAGCAGGATGCGATGTTTTGCAAAGGCTATAGCAATGCATGGTCTAGGTCACTATGTATATGCAGGTGAGGATCTGCCAGAGAGCAACGGAGAAGTCCCTCAGAGTGAGGTAAAGGCTGAAGAGGCGGTTGACCCTATCCAAAAGACTGACGCGCCTCCACCGCCCCCTAAAGAGAGCACACCAGATATAGTAAGTGCTGAGGATGATATGGGTAATGTCATAACTAAAGAGACTGACGGTTGGGATATGGTAACCGATGCCTTCACTGAGCTTATGAAGGTACACAAGACTTATGAAAGTCTTGGTAAGCTTTGGAAGAAAAACAAATCAGCTTTGAATTTATTACAAACCAATAGACCAAGCGACTACGAAGAACTTCTAACTAATTTTAAGAAACGTGCAAAAGAACTAAAGGAGAAAGCTAATGGCTGATTATGAAAGAGCATCAGGCGCACTGTTTAAGAACAGAAAGAAACAAACAGAGAAGCAACCTGATTATACTGGCAACATTGAGATGAGTGCCGATGTTGTTAGAGATCTAATGGCTCAGTTAGATGAAGGTATTAAGCATCCAAAGGCAGATCTATCTGCTTGGATCAGGCAGTCTAAAGGAGGTATGAACTTTCTGTCTATAAACTCTAGTGTCTTTTACGAGCGCAATGGTGGTCACAATAAGTCTTCTAACAACAGTAACAATCAAACTTCTGGGTTAGATGATATGGATGATGAGATTCCATTCTAGTAATGGATATACAAGTCGAACCTGCTGTTGAACGTGATCTAGTTTACATCGATCATTTGCAGAGGAAGAACGCAGAAGACTTAGCGTTCTATCCCAAGCAAGTCTTTGAGCGTGAGATACTAAATCACAGAATACTTTTGGCTCGTGTAAACGGAGAACATGCAGGATATATTTATCATGGTTCTCTTGGTCATCAGGTTAAGATACATCAGGCTTGTATTGAATACGATCTACGAGGTCAGTTATATGGCGCTGCTTTAATCAGACATTTAATTGACCTCGCATCTGCATCAAATGCATTATCGATTAGCTTACGCTGTGGTTCTGACATTGCGGCAAATGGTTTCTGGAAAGCTATGGGCTTCTACTGTCAGGGTGTAACAGCAGGTGGTATCAGAAGAATGAGAGACATCAACAACTGGCGATATGATCTACAGCCTCAACTGTTTGTAACTCAAACTGATCCATCTGAGAAAAAGAAATCGGCTGCACTGTGGCGTAAGTACAAAGATGAAAACCCCATCAATAGTTTCAAGAGAGGCAAGGCTCTTACAGAACATAGGAAGATGATTGAGGAAAAAGATGAAAAGCAGAAAACAAGAAATGGATGAACAGGCTGCGGCATTCAGCAAGCAGAACCCGTATGTCTCTGTTCTTTTCATAAAATTTACAAAAGAAATTATCTCGCGTGGATTTAAAAACTATTCAGTGAATGCAATCTTTGAGCGCATTCGTTGGGAAACAGACACGGCAGACGCTGATGGTAAGTCATCGTTTAAGCTAAACAATAACTATCGTGCTTGGTATGCCAGAAAATTTATGGAGAGATACCCAGAACACGATGGCTTTTTTAGAACAAGGAAACGAATAAGTGACGAGCAAGATGCTACAAACTTACCAGAACTAACACCAGAAGATTATGCTTATTCCTAAACATAAAAGAGTTAGGAGTGAGAAGTATTTGAATACTTTGCGAGGGTCACCTTGCTTAGTGTGCAGACGTGGCGCAGAGGCGCACCACCTACAGCATGTTGGGGAACGTGGTGTAGGCATGAAGTCGGGAGATAACTTCGCTGTACCTCTGTGTCACGAATGCCATATGCAACTGCACCGCTTTGGTGACGAGCGCACATGGTGGGATTTAAGTGGAGTTGACCCAATAGAATGGGCAACAAGAAACTGGGAGAGATACGATGGTAACAGTGACTAAAGCAATGGTTCAGCAAGTAGAGTGTCCTGCATGTGGGGCAAAATCTGGTCAGTCTTGTGGTCATAAGAAGGACAAAACAAAGAGTCATGTAGACAGACTTCACGCTGCTCAATTTCATTTTAACAGTGATGATGTACCACCTGACAAAAGATATACTGGTAAGAAAGTTTTTCATAGGAGTGAGAGATGAACGAGATTAGAGATGCAGCCATGAACTTTGAGGCGGTAAAGGTATCGATGTCACAGGACAGAAACGGTATCATACTGCGCCTTAACGTACATCCTAATGACTGCCCACCAGAACTACACACTGATTGGGTAGGCACTAGATATGTTGTGGCAATGGTTAGGCTCAACGATCAAGACGAGCCAGAGACAAGAGAAGAACATCAACACATTGAAAGATTAATAGCATCGGCAGGCTTGCTGTGCCGTAATCCAGAGTTTGGAAAGTACATGAACGATGTGGGATATATAAACGAAAGTGACCCAGTCAATCTTGAAAGAGCGGTGACTAAAGCAGTAAGAGAACATTGCAACATACAGTCTAGATCAGAGTTTAGGGACAGCCCAGAAGCTCGTAAGAAATTTGAACAACTTAGAGAGGACTTTAAGTCATGGAAGAAAGGTTAATTGATTTGAACGAGGTTGCTCGAATGATGTCGATGCATCCCAAGTCAGCAAGAAAAATAATAAAGAATGAAGATGAGTTCCCAGACCCGATAGTATTTAGTCAGCGTGTTAAGCGTTGGAAGTATTCATCGGTTATCAAATGGATAGAGAGTAAAGATAGCAGTGAAGAATAAGTTCAATTGAACTATCTGTAATCTTTCATGATCTCATTGCCACGAGCATAAAGCATTTGTTTCTTTTCATCTAACCTGTCTAGGATCAATTGCTTTTGTGCGTCTGGCATATTTACATTATCACGCACAGCGTTTTGTTGTCGTGATATTTTTTTGATCGCATTGTTTATAGCTCTAACGCGAGGTATTAATGTAAACTCTTCTGCGTATTTTTCTCTAGCTCTTATAAGCCTGTCTCTATCCCCTGCATCTTGTGCTGCTTTTATCTCTGCCGCAACGCGGAGAACCTTGTCTCTTTTCTCTACAAAGATACCAATGTTTTCTCTGTCAGATACAGTGCCGTAAACCTTACGAACAAAAGGAACTTCTCTTGCTAGATCTTGAGAAAGACCTTCAGCATAGGCTGTGGTAGGAACGTCCACGAATGTTCTCTTTGCAAACCTTCCAATACCACCAGTTAAAAAATCAAACCAGTAATCCATAATCTCTGGATTCCAGTCTACGAAACCAGAGATCTCGCTTGTTCCCCCTGTTAAAGAGTTTAAGTTTTCTGCAACCCATTTAGCCGATGGGCTGACGTTATTAAAATATCTTTGACTATCAGGAGAGTCATCGCCAGGATACGCCTGCTTATATACTGGAACACCTGCGTAATTTTCATTTCTCATGATCTCTACAAAAGGATCAAATGCAGTTGGCACAGCAAAGTTATATAGATTTTCTGTTCCACCTATTGGGTTGAGTGCATCCACCGCAGTCATCACCATACTAAGGCCGCCCTCTGACGCAGAGTATTCACCCCTCATAGTTCTGCTCAATGCTCGACCTGCATTGACCGCTGCGTTTAATCCATAGGGCATGGGTATTGCTAGGTAATCCCGACCTGCACCAAGATCACCTAATGGCAAGACCATATTATGTTCTAGAATATAATCTGGTATCTTATCGTAAATTAATATGCCATCTTCATCCTCTTCGGAAACAAGAGAGTTCACAAAGTCTTGGAGTGCGCCCATTCCTATGAGACCAATCCATATGGCTTGTACTTTTTTAGATCTTAGTAACGCATTGAAAAGTGCAAATGAACCTTGGATAGATGCGTTGTAAAATAGATACCAAGAGTTCATGAACGTCTTTAGTTCTCCACCCTTACCAAAGTTTACCGTTACATTCCTAGCCGCTTGAGCTGCTCGCGCCCCTGAGAAACCCTGCTTCTTTAAATTGTGGTATGTGGTAACACGGATAGCATTCTCGATTACGGTGTTATAGTTCTCTAGAAAATTTAATATTGAACCTGCGCCCTTGCCGACAAAGCTGTTCTTTACTTTATTAAACTTACCTCGAATACCATCCTCTTGTATATCTCCTAGTATCTTATTAATGTTCTCAACTTGATCAGCAATACTTGTCATGGGGTTTGCAGAGTTCTGACCGCCGTCACGAACAAAGTCTCTATAGATCTGAGACCATTCACTGCTCTCATCTCCATTTACAATGGCACGTTTAATTCCTACGAATGCTTTTCTGTAGTCCTTAGCCATAGCTCCGACCATGCCTTTAGCATCGAACTGTTGGACATTCACACCTGCTGTTTGCAAGTCACGAACCAAGTTAGTTATCATAAACTCTGGGTTGTAAGATGTGTTTATGTTTGACAGGTATCTATTTAATTTGCCCATCGCACGATTGATTGTAGCGAGAGTACTAGATCCAGTACCGTCTGAACCTTTCAGTGCTCTACCTAATCTCTTGTCTGCTAACTCAACATAAACATCTTTGCCGTTTACCTTTGCCACAAATATATTATCACTATCTGCTGCAAACCTATCTACAATTTCAACTACATTCCCAGAAGAACTCAATGCTCTGGTTGTCGGTACACTATCAAGGATACGTCCATACCCACGAGTTTCGTTTGGTTTGCTTTCCAGTAAGCCAATGAAAGCCTGACCTACTTTGTTTCTTTCACCCCTGATAACTGCGTTTTGATTTTGATCTAACACAGTTGCAAGTATGTCGGTTGCATAATCATATCTACCAAGAGCACGTCTATCTTCTCTTCCCCTAACACCAAAAGGACTTCCGCTTCGTGGCCTCACAAAACTCATGTCATTATCTGTTGGGTCTTCTTTGCCACGCAGAGGAACGTAGTTGTTAAAGTTTCTATCTTGCCGTAAATCTTCAGGGATTAACCCGTAATCTGCGCGGGAATCATTCGTGTTTCTTATTATATCTCTTATTCCAGATTGCATTCTTTGTAATTTTAAAGCGTTATCTGGATCAAGAGTTGCAACCCAAGCGAGTATGGCGTCAGCCTCTGCATCAGACATTCCAGAACCTGAGTCATTGCTTGGGTCTCTTGTTCTTATAAATGCATTTCTTTCTTTGGCATGAGTGGCATAAATAACTGCTTCACCCACGGCTTGTTTTTTACTTCCATAAGATGACAAGGCTTGCTTTACAAATCCATTTCCAGTCTCAGATGCCGCATCAGATAAACCCTCAAGCCTATCAATACTATCTTGAGATATATTTAATTGATCTATGGCATCAACTGGAGCAGCATACAGATCTTGTCTTGCCCTTAATTCTTCTGGAACTTTGCCGTGATAAAGTTCTTCTGTTAGATAAGCGTCAAAAGCATCTGGTATTTCTACGTTATTTTCTTGAAGCTCCTGATACATACGACCTACAGAAATGAAGTCATCTTGAAATTGATTTATTATTTTATCCGCTATGTCTTGAGATTTACTCTGCGGAATAAAATATCCTAATTTTCTTGCTATAAAGTCAGAAGCTTTGGCGTAGCTTAGATCATATTTCTTTTCTTCTATCTGAACAGGAAGGGAACTAAGCATTGTAGACTGTCTGTATGAATGTGTATTAGCTACAGTCTTACGAGCTTTCTTTTCCAATATAGGGAAGAATGTTTTTACATAATAAAAATTTGGCTGAAGAGTTGATACTTGCTTGCCTCTTGTTGAAACATCACTGCCTCTCTCTAACACAAGTCTAAGAGGTGGGCTTCCGTTAGTAATGTTCTTGCGCCACTCAAGTACAAGCTTGTTTTGATTTTGATATGAGATTACATCTTCGCCATCTTGAAAGTCTTGTCTTCTCCATCTATCCAGTAAATCTCTTATAGCTTCTTCAACCCTGCCGTATTTAGAGTTCATGAAAAGATCTTTGTCATGGTTTCTTTGCTGTATGTGAACTAAGCCATGACCATCTTGGATGCCGTTAGCATGATTGTTTTGAAGACCTGTTGGAAGAACAACAAGACGCTCTGTTCTACCCTCAAGTATCTTACCGTAAACAGGGCTAGGGGTTTGACCTCTGTCAGATTTTTTTACTGGAACTCTTTCGAGCATGTAGCTTTTTCTGTAGTCCTCAGCGGTTGGCTCAACCTCTGGATCAAAGACAGCGAACCTAGAGGGATATCTTTGTGGTGGTAATTGAGGATTTGTTTCTACTGAGTTAAGCTCTGCTCTTTCCTCTGGGGTTATCTGCCCTTGAACTGATTGAGAGTAATCTTCTAATTCTAGTTCTCTTGGCGAGAAGAAGTTTCGTTCTCCTGTTGTGTCTTGTATTGTATCAATCTCTCTGCCAATTTCTGAATCTCTTTCGAGTTCAAGTTTGACACCACTGAGCCGTCCTCGCTCTGCCTTGGGGAGTGTGGCTTCGATTTTGCCATCTGAAATACCTTTCTTTTTTAGAATAGCTATAGCACCGTCAGCATAGTCGTTGTCATCACCACGACCTTTACGGACACCACCTGCTGCAAAAATTCTTTTCTCTGCGTACCACATCAATGCTTGGAAATCTGCGTTAGAAATATTCACACCAAGCTGATTACTCTCTCTTAATATTTCACGAGCACGATTAGCGGTTGCTCTCATAGCCGCTCTGTCTGCCGCACTTCTTGGATCTTCTTGTAGCGACTCGACTAATTTGTTTGCTAAGTTTTTACCTGCTTTTGCTAGGGGAGTTGACTCAGGTCTAGCATCTTGAGCTATCTTTTTTACTGTCGCAGCATCCTTGCCAGTGATAGTAGCCCCAGAAATATTAAAATCATACTGATCAGACAAATCATTTAGCTTGTCGTTGTATGCTTTGTTGTAAAAACTTTTATCCCATGTACTCATTATCTGTGGAGCTAAAAGTTCAATATCACTTTTTTCTAAAGTAGTGACCCCAAGATCATCTAGAACAGTAGCCAGTAGATCTTGATCCATTTCAGATAACTGTTCTGGATTTGATACTAAGTTCCAAAGAGTGTCCTTGTTTTTCTGAACTAACTCTTCGTTGTACTGAACTATTGGTTTGCCAGTAATTCTATTTACAAATCGCATCCACCAACGATCCATAGTTAAAGGATCGAAGTTCCCGCGCAAGTTCTGGTAAAAACCATTACCGATCTTAGGCCCGATCACATAAGCAACACCAACCATTTGATCTGCTTGTTCTTTGCCATCAATCTTAAATGGTAGATCTTTTACTCTATCAACACCAAAGACTTCGGTCATCAGAGACGCAAGTTCTCCCTTTGGTAATTGAGTAGTAAGCAATTCATTAATTTGATCTGAGTCATATCCTAGATTAGTGAGGGCGTTCCAGAACTCCCACGCCTTGATCATGGACTGACCTTGCTTGCCAGAAGAAGACAATGGGAACTTTCCGTCTTGGCTGTTCTTCCATGCATCATACTGACGAGCGGCAAGTAGGTAGTTGTCTATAACTGATAAGCCGTTTGATGTGACGGCAGTGGCATAATCAAACGCATGTTCTGACGCAGAACTATAAAGAGGATTGTCTGTGCCATCAGGACGTGTGGGTGAAACCTCTGGATAAACTGGGAACAGGGTTTGCTTTGCAAGCTTGAGCGTTGTGTCATACCAACCAAGGGCATCACTGCTTGATAGTAAAGCCGCCTCTGCTTCAGCAGCCATGATACGAGCTACGGATTCACGATCTTCTGCTGAGTTTATGAGATCATATTCAGGAGCGCCTCTAAACTGTAATAGTTTGTTAGCAAAGCTAACTAATGTTTCTGAACCTTCTTTGCTTCTAAATTTAGGTTCTCCAGTATTAGGATCTAAGTAGTCCAAGACACTTGCAGCACGTTGCTTTGGTGTAAGTGGAAGAGTTAAACGAGACTGTCTAAATCCCTCTACTCCTCCAGTAAGCTGTTCTCTTTCGAGGGCGTTACGTTTATTCCTTGCTTCTTCAAAGCGGCGACCAACCTCTGCAAGGTTTCTTTGGTATCCGATTGCGGCGTCACTTCTGTAAGCACCACTTTGCTTGAGTCCTTCGATTCCTTCATTTGTTCTAATCTCCTCAAAGTTATTCAAATTAAATATGGCTAGTTGATCCGCCGCTTCAGCTATATACAAAGCCTCTTCTGCGGTAGGAACAATCAAAGTGTTATCTAAAAAGTATTGCTTTGACTCTCCATCGAACCACCCACCAAGATACACTGGTCTGTTTATTGCCCTAGATATATCCTTATTGTCCTCTATATAACCTAATAATACCTCTTCTGGCAAGGTCTCTCCGACAATTATTTCTGCCTGTTTCAATGGTGCAACAACAAACCCACCTGACACAGGTTCTAACGTGATTGGATCTACAGTAAATCCATCTGGATTGTCTTTGATAAATCCCTGCAAAGATGGCACTGAGGATGAGCGAGGCAGGCGTGATGCTTTTGCAGGTGTCTCTACTGCATCAGCATCCTTGTCTACTTTAATTGACTCCTCTGGTAGAGGTGCTCTCTCTCTGCTTCCAATCTCACCTAGATTTATATCATCGAATATAGTCGCAGCATCTGTGAATCCGTTCTCTAGGTTTCCACCAATGATAGATTTAAAGAAGTTCTTAATTTTATCTAAGATAGTTCTTGGCTTGCCAGTAATCTTCAAACGGCCTGCATTGTAATCACGAAACATTTCCGCCACAGCTTCTTCGATCTGTATCTCTGGAGACTTATCGGCGTACATCTTCTTTGCTCTATCTAGATAGGTGTACTTTCTTAGCTCTGGCTTACCCTTCTTGCTTTTTACATACTTTGCTTTTGCTGCTGCACTTGTAAGAGTTTGCCACTCCTTGTCTTTTATGACGTTCATATTCTTTAGGGCGTGTGTTGTCTCGTGATCGAGAACCTCACCAACCCTTTCAAAGAGTTGCTTCTCAGATAGCTTAGGATCATAGACACCCATAGATAGACTTATCATTCTGTTGGTAGGGTTGTATTCAAAGCTTCCTTCAATACCCTCGCCTTCTTCGTCTCTTACTAACTGTTCCGCACTTAGCTTAACATCTTTTAATCCGTACTTATTAAGCCTCTTACGAATATCCTTAAATACTTTCTCTTGTTTTTGTGTAAGAGCAGGAGTGTATACAGGTTTGTTCGATTGAACTTTTTCTTGAACAGAGTCAGCTATCCTTCTTGCTTTGGCTGCTGCTATTTTTGTTTCAAGCTTCTGAGCTTTGTTAAACTCAGGTGTAACTTTTGGAACATATGGAAGGTTGCCAAGCCTGTTAAGTGCTGACTGAGATTCGTTGATAACAGTTGAGTACTGTTTGTTTCTTTCGTTAAGCCTATCAATCTCATATTGAATAGCTTTCTCACTGGTTCTTCTGCCCTGTAGGTCTCTGCCGTATTGACGTACAGAATCAAGATCAAGCTTCAGGTCTTTAATAATATTGTTGTTCTTTTCTGTAGCTTCACTAGCTATATCGATCTGTCTTCTGTAAGAAACATCTGGAGTTTTAAGCTGAGGCTGTATGTTGGTTGTTGGCGTAAACCTTCGACCAACCCTATTAACATATCCACGACCCACTAGTTCATTCATTACATCTGTTACTTGAGGCACAGTAGTTTTGCCTACATCTTTACTAACCTGCTGTTGAATAGAAGAAAGGTTTAAAGTTTTTTCTCTTGCAGTATCAGATTTAACCTGCTGTAGAATCCTATCGTATTGAGCTTTGGTGAATGTCTTATTCTTAAACTCTTCATCTGTTGTGACCTCTGCAACTGCAAGAGGATCTACAGGTCTTTGTTCTTTTACAGGAGGCTGCTCCGCAGCTATCGCTTGATCGTTTTGTTTTTCTGCCTCAGTTGTAAGCTCTTGTGATATTACGCTTGCGTAACCAAGTCTCTCTCTTGTGTCAGTCGTAAGTTCTTTTAGATCAGCTATAAGCTGCTCGTCTTTTTCTGCCTCTTTCTTTAACCGCTCTTGTTCTTTCTTATCTTTTTCTTTCTGTGCTTCTCTTTCTCTTATAGATTTACTGGTCAGTCTTTTGTTTGTGGCAATATCTATTGGAGCACCAACAACAGCGGCTGCGCCTCCGCCAAGTAAACCTTCACCTAAAGCTTCTTTAAAGCTAAGATCAAGACCCTTGTCGGTTAATGCTGTCTCACTTGTCTGCTGAATTAAAGCCTGCAACCCTTCCGTGCCTGCTTCTACAATTGTTCTTCTTAAAAAGCTAGACATGCCTGGAGCTATCGCATTTACAGCACCGCTTGCACTTGAACCTGCTATAGATCCAAGCCAGTCATCTGCGTTAGGAACGTCCCTCCCGTTGTTTCTGGCTCTCTCATTTGCAATCGGGCCAAGCAACTGAACTGCCTCAAAAAGTGCAGGCGCAGTAAATCCACCGATTAAAGCGCCAGGCGCTCCTCCGATTAAACCCCCACCGATAACACCTGCGCCTCTTGCTGCCATAGACCCTACGAACTGACCTGCTTGTTCTGCTAAAGCTCTTGGCATATAACGGAAGTCAAATCCGAACCCATCTGGATTTAAAAACTTACCTGCTGCGCTCTCGTAGTTTTCTGGCCCTTCAACTAAGTCACTAAAGAAATCACCAGTACCTTCATATCCAAGAGACCTTGCTGTCTCTGCTATGTTTTCGAGGGGCTGATCAAGGGCAAACTTAAAAGCACTAGATACAGATCTGTCAGGCTCAGGAGCTTCCTCTCTTGCGAGAGACCTAATACCACCACCATATTGTTGCTCAAAGGCTCTTCTAAAAGGGGCTTCTTGTTGTTCTAATATCTGAGATATTCGGCTTGCTTCTTCTGGTGTGGGTGTATCACCTGCTATTGTAAAGCTGTATGGCTCACCAGAGAACTGACCTAGTTGCTGAATAACCCCCAATAGTCATCTCCTTGCTATGCAGAAACTGCTGTGCCTAAGTCTAGACCACTTTGAGTTTGAGTTCCACCAGTAACATCAAAAGAATTGCCTGCTTGCTGAACGCCACCACCAAGACCTAATGATTTTCTTATACGACTTAATCGCAATTCTGTTCTAAAAATTTCTTGCTGTATTCTTAGTCTTTCTCGTTCTTTAGTATCCTCAGTCATCATTGGGTATTTAGTTGCATCCTCAAGATCAAGTAATTGTTTTTGAAGTCCGTCTCTAGAATCACGAAGGTCATCTAACAAACTGACCATTGTTCCAGGAGTCATCCCACTTGTAGTGCTTTCTTGATCAAGCACGTCTAGCTTATACTGCATGTTCATCAAATCTAAGATGTCATCATCGTATTGTTGTCTAGCTTCACTAAGAGATCTAAGACCCATGAGACCTGCTTCACCTATAGCACCTGCTAATGTTGGGTTGTCTGATGCCATAAGCGCCATGCCAGTCTGTGCAAGTGCTAACCACTTGTCGGACTCTAAGCTCTTCTCTCTTTCGTCAAGCATTCTCTGTATTCTTGATCGTAAAGGATCGCTGTATCCAGTTCCAGAATCACCGCCTGTTGCAGAAGCTGTCGCTGTTTTAACAACCTTGTTGCCAAGAGGTGATGTTGATGTGTCTTGAGTATCATTACGAGCAAACTCTGTTAAGTTAGTAGATAATGCCTCACCGCCTGCTTCTCCACCGCCCAACGAAATGTTATTCAATGCGCTTGGTGATGTATTATCTGCTGACGGTGCATCACCTGCTATTTGTGGTGCTGTGTCTGGAGCAGATCCGTCAGGCAGCATAGAAGAATATTTATCAATAGTGTCATCTATTGCGCCACCTAGTATTTCTCCACCAGAAACAATAGCATCTCCTAATTGTGACCCAATACTATTTGGATCAGGATTTTGTGAACCCATGTCTTCTATGTTTTGTTTTATTCTATCAAGATCAAATATATCCGCTAAACTAATATTGGAATTAGCGTCACCAATGCCACCAAACATTCCTCCATCTGGTATTGGATCTACTTCGTCACTTGTAAATAGTGGAGTTTGATCTGGCTGTTCGAGGCTACCCTCTCTATTCATTTCTGAGATCATATTTGTCATGTAATCATCCGCAGCCTGAGCCTGAGCCTGAGCTTGAGCAACACGATCAGCAGCTTCTTGAGCAGTTTCACCTGCATTTAAATCAGATGCCGCGTCAGCCACTTGTGGATATTCTAATAGGGGCGATTGAAAATAATCATCAAATTCTGGCGTGATTACTTCACTGATCTGAGATGGCATTGTTCCTACTGGTGACATATCACCACTAAAGCCGCCCACTATACTAGATGGCACTGCTTGAGTGTCTATATTAGGAGCAGACATCTTTCTTGCTTGTATGATTGACTCAGGCAGAAAACCAACTGCACCTGCAAGAGGCTCTGAAAAGCCGCCATCTGGATCTAAAAGCGGATCGTTAATATATTTCTGAGCCTGTAATGATGAACTACCATCCTCTGGCGCACTAGCTCTAAGCCTAGATAAAGATTTGGCTCTGTCTTCTAGTTCTCTAGCTTCCTGACCTTGATCTATCTTTGTCTGGTTTGCCATCGCCTGAAGCGAAGGAATCGGGTTAAACTTCTCTAAAAAACTAGGCTCTCTTTCTAATCCTTCTAGTCCAGTTTGCTCTGGCTCAGTGGGCATAATCCCCGAATTGTTTAAATAGTAAAGAGCTACTCGCTCTAATGCGGCAGGATTATCTTTATACTTTGCATACTGATCAGGTCTTTGAAATCTTAAAAGCTCAATGGCATCCATAGGGTTTCGATCAAGACTGTATGTGCCAAGAGGCCCACCATTAGCCATACTAACAATGCCACCTTCAGCCATCCTCTGCGGCATACGAGTAGGCTCTCTTTGCACTGCCATGTCTGCACCTGTATTTTGTGCAATTGAACTATTTGGAGCCATGTTCCTTGCGATTGCAGTCAAGCCCTCTTGTGGTGCGCCTGCTGCGGTCATCACTTCTTCTGCAACTGTAGGCATATTAGCAGCTTCTTGACGCTTGTAATCCTCACGCATTCTCTTGCGTCTTGTCAGCTCACTGAGAACTAGAAACTGCGGCATGTTACCTGATGGAGACTGCATCTCCTTCATTAACACACGATCAGGAAAGTCTTTAAGGTTGTCTTGAAGCTCTATTATATTCATCCTGTTAAACCTTTATATAGACTCAACGCTGATATGCCCATGCCAAGTGCATCTTTAACTGGATTAACACGCTGCATTGTTTGTGTTAATTCATTCTGACCTGCGGGCAGACCTCTCAATATACCTGCTATACGTTCATATTGAGTCTGTGGGTACTCTCTCTGACGAACAAAATCTTCGTATGTCTGGTCAAGTCGAGCCTGATCTTCAGCCCTAATATCACGTCCAAGAGTATCAAGTAACTGTGCGCCTTGTATATCTGCCTGACGTTGACGCTCACCTAATGTAGCTAAACCTGCGCCCATATTAGCAAACTGTTGACCCATGCCACCTAGCTGCTGCGCTGCACCTAGTGCTGCTTGTTCACCTGCAAGTCTTTGACCTATACCAAACTGCCTATCTGCACGATCAGCTTCAAACTGACGAGCTGCCTGTTCAAAGGCTTGTTGCTGTCCTGTAGCCTGTATCTCTCCAAGCTGTCGTTGTAAATTTTCTTGTGCCAGAGCATCGACAACCCCTCTGCGAGAACCGCCAAATGCACCTGCGCTTACAGCTTCCGCATCTCTTCCTGCTTGAGATCTATCAAAGTCTCTTCTAGCCTGTTGCTTCTGAACATCCACAACATTTTGCATATATGGAGACATATATTGACTAACAGCACCACCACTAAAAGTGGTAGGATTGTATTGGCCTGCGGCTCTAAGCCTACCTACCGACTGATCTGTATATCCAATGCCACGACCTGAAGCAGCCATTCCTCGCCTGCCTGCCTGCATAGCTTCTGGCATACCTGCGATACCCTGTTGAGCAATCCCTCGCGTCATGGCACGAGATGCACCTATATCACCATACATAGATGATTCAGCTATTCTTTCTCCAGGATAAGGCGTGTATCTAGACTGTCCAGTATATGGATCAAAGGGCAGCATTGCATCTTCAGCGCCCTGAAGCATTCTACGATAGTACGGATCTGAAAACTCAGGCATACTCACTGTTCGTGTGGTAGTATCCGTAGGTATATTTTGACCGCCGCCTTTGCCCATTTTATAACTCCATTCGGTAAGCTATGTATTCAGGATAAAATCCGTATTTTTTCAAAGCTCTACCCCAACCTTTTCTTCCATAGCCCTCTAGATGACTACATCCTAACTCATTTCCGTAACGCTTCATAGTGTCAATCAACTGATCTTCCCACTCTTTCATCTGCGTTCCGCCTACCCAATCTAATGCCAGTGCTCTACGTCTAGGATATTGTATTAGTCTTGTGGTAAATGCAGCTATTATCTTATCATCTTCATTCATCACAACCCAAAGAGCATACATGCCTTCATAAACCCCAGTTAATATATCAATCACTTCTGATTTATCTTTGACTGTATCTACTGCTCTTTTTAATATCTCATCAACGTCCTTCCATACACTGCCAATTGCCTCTTGAGGCACTAAGCTAACTTTCAATTATCCCACCATTTGTTCAAGTTTCTCAGGAGCATCCTCTTCAGCACGGTTAATCATATCAAGGAAGCCACCACCATATGCTTTCTCCAGAGCATCAGTAGTATTCTTCCTCAGCACAAACTCCCCATCAGACAGGAGAACGTCTTGCTCTCCCTCAAGTGTTGCAGGAACCATGTCATCAACTCCAGAACCATCTCCTGGGCCTCTTACCATTCCTTTATCACCCTCTGCAAAACGAGCTACAGTATCATCTAACTCACCCGACTGCACTCGCCCGACAAGATCGCGTAATGCGTCCTCGCCGTACTTCTGAACAAACATAGCTAAAGCTATTTCTGGTTGATCAGACATTTCTTTGATTGCTTTTATGGCCTCGACAATAACATCTTTTTCATTCATGCCACTGTCTTCCATCATCTCATCTACTTCTGCTTCTCCACCTTCAGCAAATCCTAAGACTCCTCTAGCCCCCTCTACGATAGCATCCATTGGAACTTGCGGCATAGATCTAGATAAGTTTCCAATAAACTCCATAGCCTTATCTAACGGAACCTCTTTACTTGAACTGCCTCCATCACCTAAAGATGCAATGCCCCCCTCTGCATAGGTGTATGGATACTTAGGTGTACTACCATCTGCTCTAGGTCTTCTTCGGTACTGAAAATATAGACCTTCACCTGGGCTTCCCCCGTAAGGATTGGGGTTATAACTTCTTACCATTGGGTTTGGCATAGGTGGTCTTGTTTCTTTGTCCTCGTCATCGCCATCTTTTTTTGCTGCACGATTCTCAATCATCTGCATATCTGCCATAGATTGACCAAGCATAGCAGGCATAAAAGCTTGCTGCCCTGCCGTGAATGCACCACCCTTAGTGCCAGTACCAAACGGCATTGCTGCTGACGCAGTGTCTGCACCCAGAACTTTAGTCGCTAAATCAGATGCGCCACCACTAACAACAGAAGTTGCTGACGGACTTGGTGCTGTAAAACTCTGTAGTAAACTTGGCTTTGCGACAGGCGCTCCTTGAGCTGCTGATGCTGCTGCTCCACTTGTAGATCCAGACAGACCACCCAGTATTTTGCCGCCAAGGAAAGAGGTCATACCTGTTTGTATGCCTTTACCTATGTCACCTGTCTGAACAAATGATCCTAATCCTGCTCCTATTCCTGCTAATGCAGGCACTGACATCGCCCCAAGGGTAGCCCCAAGCGCACCTGTACCTGCTAATGCAGGTAGACCAACGCTAAATAGTAGAGGAAGAACCATCTAAATCTCCAAAAGTTCTATTGAACTTTAACATCAAAAGTCCAAACTATCAATTATGTTAACCATTCATATATCTTTTTAGTCTCTTCTTTGCGGTGCTTTAATCCGTTGTATCCACCGTTAATACGTTTTGTTATGCGTTTGATCGTGTCATCATTGACACCTTCATCACAAATTTCCCATAAATTATTTCTCTTAAAGAACCAAATGGCACTCTCCATCGGGTACTTTGTAGCCACAAGATCAGGATCTTTCATAATATCTGGCAGGTTCATATCATTTGCAAACATAGCGTAATTTTCTTTGAACGTGCATTGCAAAAATCCACGACCACGCCATAGATATCCCTGTCCTTCATTGCCGTAACGGTGTCCATAAACTCGATCAGCTAATGCCTGTGGGTTGCGAGCACAGCTTTCGGCTTCGCCCTCTGTTTTAAAGTACTTACCAAAAACTCTAAGGATAGCTTCTTTAGAATAGTTTAGATTTTCTTCAACATACCTAAACGTACCGCTCTCATGCACAAGCTGCCCAAGAAAATGAGCACCTCTTTCTGGGTTTAGTACATAATGGTTGCATATCTTCTTTGCGGTATTAGGGCCAAAAGCACCATCAGGTGTGGCTCCTATCTTTTCTTGTAATGCTTTTAATGGTTCACTCATCTGGAGCTTTCCTTCTATCTCTCAAGGTCTGCAAGTCCTTTTCTTTCTTGCCGCCATCGTACTCCCAAGCATAACCTTGCTCTATCATCACTTCGTTTATAGAATATTTTGATTCTTGATCTTTATAAAACCAACCAAGCATTCTACCATACTTACCTTCTTTTTCTGTCCTGACTATCAGCTTATCAGCGCCCTCAAGCATACCTGTAAGGTGATCTTTTGCTTCAAGACCCATAGCTTTTTCTTCTAAGTCTCTTGTTCTGCTTTCTGGAGTGTCTATTCCTGCGAGCCTTACCCGTTCCTTCTTCGTTAAATCAAAGCCAAGATCGATGATCACGTCTACCGTATCACCATCTACAACCCTATCTACTGAAGAAACAAAGTAAGTATACATTACTCTACAATCTCCTTCTTACCACAGACACGCTCATATACCATGTCAGACGTATAGCTTTCAGCCCACTTATTTTCTGTGAAAGTACAGAAGTGCCACAAGTCATTTACGTCATCGCTAATAACTTCGATAACATCCTGCTGTGCAGACACCGTTCCCTGTAAATGTTCGATGTCGTGAACCAATCCACTTATGTACCAGACTAATGCTACCAACTGCACAGCCATAGCAAAAACAAGAGCAACAGGTATTTTTAGATCTGCCATTATTTCCTCTTAAAGAATGCTGTTGCCCCACGTATTCCAAAAGATGCTGAAATTGCTAAACCTAAACTGTAAAAATACCAGTCTGGGGCTTTAGAGAGCTGCTCAAAACCACGGTCAACCCAACCTTCTGCACCTGGAATCCAACATAAAATTAATGGAATACTTAAAATTACCACAAACCATTCGTCTTTCCAACTCGACCTTGAGCCTTGAGCCATGATGCGCTCCCAGTCTGCGACTGACGTTTCTTTTGAGAGCATTATTTTCGCTTTCGCTTCCGCCTCTGTTAGCTTGAGCTTTGCATTTGCAGCATTTGCATCCGCCTTACCTTTGAGCCAACCGCCTGCAAGTTCGGCTATCGGCCCTATCATCTGAGCAATCATGACTGACCACCTCTATCGGTTTTTGCTTCTTTGTTCATCCAGATGCCGAAACAACCAGTAAGCGCACCCATACATACAGACACCAGACCTGCCTGACCATTTGTTGGATCAGGCAAAGACATGTACCAATGTACACTTTGATACGTTAGAATCGTAACGACTAGCATCATTAATCTTGGAAAGATTTTATAGTCATCGATTATTGTAGCAGGCATTAGAACATTCCACCCATGCCGCCCATAAATGCGCCAAGTCCACCTGCCATTTGTGGCATAGGTCTCCCTCCTCCTTTGCCACCACCACCGCCACCGCTGACCATGTTTTTAAAATAATCAAACTGATTATAAGGTGAGTTGTAGTTAGGAACATTAAAGTTACTTCCCATGTTCATGATTTCAGCACGTTCTCTTGCGCTCATCATTTCTATAGGACGTGCTCTAGTTCTTTGTGATCCACCAAGTATATCATAGTTTCTAGCGGCATGCATGAATGCAGGACTCATATTTGGAGTCATAGCATTTCTAGCTGCTGCCATATAATATGGAACTTGACCTGCGCCTTGCTGAGATTCATACCTCATAAGATCAGGACTATAACCAAACCCACCTAGTCCACCACCCATTCCTGGGTATTGTGGACGTGGCATTACAGGTGGAAACTCGTCAACTATCTCTGGTGGTAACTCTGGCCTAAAATCATCTATCTCTGGCGTAGGTTTTGGTGGTACTACTTGATCATCTCCGCCACCTTTTTTTCTTCTTCTTCTGCGTTTAAAATCATCAACTGAAGGGTTTCTTTTTCCTGATGTACCAGATCCTGGGATAACGAACCCTGTTTCGCCCCGCATAAGATTGCGGATACCACTCATAAACTGTTGACCAAGAGTACTTCTGTTCTTATCTCCTGCAACATTGCGATAGCCTGCACCAAGAAGTGACTGAGCTGCTTGCTGATTAGCTGCTGCGTTCCTAGCTGCTGCTGATGCTGATGCCCTCCTTCTTTGAGCAGCCTGACCAGAGGCTTGCCTCTGTTTACGTCTTCTGTCTGCTGCTAATGTTTGCGCTCTTTGTCTTGCTAACTTAGCTGATGCAGCATTCCTTCTTTCTGACAATGATGCTGTTGAAGTTCTTGCAGGGGTCTGATTTGCAGACATCATACGGTTTGCGGCGGCAGTTCTTGCCCTTCTTACACTTGGTCTATTTGCATCTCTTCTTCTAGCCGCTGCTGAAGTAGCTCTTGACCTTACTACACTTGGCCTTGCAGCATCTCTTCTTCTGGCTGCTGCGGAAGTACCACCAGTTCTTGAGCCTGTTCTTGCTGCTGATCTAGAAGAACGTGCTGCTGAAGCTGCCGCTGCCCTTCTTACGCTAGGTCTCGCCGCGTCTCTTCTTCTAGCCGCCGCTGACGTTCCACCAGTTCTTGAACCAGTACGAGCGCCTGACCTAGATGATCTAGCTGTAGAGGCAGCTCTTGACCTTCTTACGCTAGGTCTCGCAGCGTCACGCCTTCTAGCTGCTGCTGATCTTGCTCTTGACCTAGCTCTGGAGGCTGCTCTTGCTCTATTTCTAGCTGCGCTTGACCTAGCTCTAGTTCTACCTCTACTAGTTGCGCTACTTCTGCTTGTTCTTCTTCCTGGTGGCATTATGCTTCTCCTGATATAGCTTCTGGGGCAGTTACCGTAATAGCCGTGTGCCGTTTAGTTTCGCCTGTCCAAGACTCTCCGCAGTCAGGACACTCTCCATCTGGATATGAGGCAACCTCTT